CCGAGCTGGTGGCCCGCTGCGAAGCGACAGGCAAGCTCGACAAGATAGGCGCTGACCCGGCTGGGCTGGGCGGCATCTTGGACGCATTGGTTGAAGCCGATGTGCCAGAAGACAAGATTATGGGCATTTCGCAGGGCTGGAAAATGTCGGGTGCCATCAAAACCGCAGAACGCAAGCTGGCCGAGGGCGGAATGATCCACGGTGGACAGCGAATGATGAACTGGTGTGTTGGCAATGCGCGTGTAGAGCCTCGCGGCAACGCGGTGGTCATCACCAAGCAGGCCAGCGGCACCGCCAAGATAGACCCCCTGATGGCTATGTTCAACGCCGTCACGCTCATGAGCCTCAACCCTGAAGCCCTCGGACACACCCAAGGCTTCTTTGACCTGAACACCCTATGAACCTTTTTGACCTGTCATCCAAGCGGCACGAAAGCCGCGTTCTGGCTGATTGGGCCAAAACACGCCCTGGCGCCTCTGGCCGCATGGCCGTGTCTAACGCCGTGGTCAGCAGCAACATGGACGGCATGAACCAGCTGTTTGCGCCGCTGAGCAACGCTTCAGGGTTTGCCGTCACCGACAAAAGCGCCATGCAGGTCAGCACCGTTTACGCCTGCCTGCGTGTGCTGGCCGGGGCAATCACCCAGCTGCCGATTGAGCAATACCGGATGACGCCTGACGGCGACCGCGCACAATCGGGCCGTTCGCCGCTGTGGTGGCTCCTCAATGAAACGCCGTCAGCGGCCTGGACATCTGCCAGCTGGAAGGAATGGATTGTCAAGTGTGTGGCCCTGCGCGGCGACCAGCACACCGAGATTGTGCGAAGCCGGGCGGGCGGCACGTTTGGCGACATCATCACATTCAAGATCCACCACCCGGACAACGTGGTGACGCGCCGCCTGCTGGGCCGTCTGGTGTATGACGTGATGGACCCGTACACCGCCACCGGCTACACGGTGGACCAGGACGACATGCTGCACTTCACCGGCTTTGGCTTTGACGGCATCCGGTCCATGAGTGCAATTCAGTACGCGGCGCGAAGCGGCATCGGCAACTCGCTGGCAGCGGCGGACTACACCGGGCGCTCTATAGGCGAGGGTGCAATGCCCCAGATTGCCCTGTCCTACGCCAACAAAATGGCACCGGACCAAGCCAAGTTGCTGCGTGACAGTTTCGTGGCCACCTACGGTAGCGGCACCGGTTCGCGCAAACTGCCGTTGATCCTGACAGAGGGCGGCACCGTGTCCGAGCTGAGCATCAGCCCGGTGGATATGCAGCTGCTGGAGTCACGCCGTTTTGAGCGTGAGGACATCTGCCAGGGCATTGGCGTGCCCCCGGTGTTGATCGGCGACAACGACAAGACCAGCAGCTGGGGCACCGGTATCGAGCAAATTACGCTGGGCTTCGTCAAGTACCGCATCAAGCCCGACCTGGTTCGCTGGCAAGAGGAGATGAACCGCAAGCTTTACCGCAATGCCGGGCCATTTCTTGAGTTTGACTTGGACGCGCTGCTCAAAGGCGACAGCCGGGCACAAGCCGAGGCAGACCGCGCCGCGCTGGGTGGGCCGGGCACGGGCAACGGCTACAAAACCGTCAACGAAGTGCGCCGCTCTCGCAACCTCAAATCAGTGCCAGGCGGCGATGCGCTGTTTCTGGCCAATGCGCCTGTTGCAACGAACAACCAAGGGACAACCCCATGAATCACTCCAAACTATTGCAACTGGCAATTGACAACAAGGCCGCGCCCAAGGCGTTTGCCGTCAGTGCAGAAGGCCAAGCCACGCGCATTGACCTGTATGACGTGATTGACGATTACTACGGCGTGAGCGCGTCGGCGTTTGTGTCCGCGCTCAACGGCATCCAGTCACCTGCCATTTCGCTGCATATCAATTCACCCGGGGGGGATGTGTTCGCCGCCCGGGCCATGGTCGCCGCCATTGCCGCGCATCCGGCCACCATCACCGCCTACGTGGACGGGCTGGCCGCTTCGGCTGCGTCCTACGTTGCCATGGCCTGCGACACGGTGGTGATGCAAGAAGGTGCCATGCTGATGATTCACCGCGCCTGGTCAATGGCCATGGGCAATGCAGACGACATGCACGCAACCGCCGATTTGCTGGAAAAAATCGACGACTCGATTGTTAAAGACTACGTCCGCAAGACAGGCCAACCCGCGGAGGTGATCAAAAAGATGATGGCCGATGAAACGTGGATGGACGCCAGTGAAGCCGTCGCCATGGGTTTTGCCGACAGCGTGGCCAGCAACGTCAAAGGCGCCAAGGCCAGCAACGCCTGGAACCTGTCGGCTTACGCACACGCCCCGACGCTTAAAGAGCCAGCCAAAGAGCCAGCGCCCGACCTGACGGAAAAAATTACAGCTCAAATCCAAGCCAACCACAACCGTATGCGCCTTTTAGCGCAGCGCCAACCCATCTGACGCTCCCGCGTTTGATAGCCAAGCCACTCTAACCAGTGGCTTTTTTTACGTCTGTCTCATGACTAGAAAGGTCACTATGAGCATCCAAGCCCTTCGGGAGCGCCTCCAAGCCTCCAACAAGTCCGCCAATCACCTTCTTGCCGAGCAAGGTTCGGCCACTTGGTCCGCTGAAAAACAAACCGAGTTTGACAACCTGGCCGGTGAGTCTGAGCGCACACAGCGCCAAATTGAAGCCCATGAAAAGATGATTGCCAAGGACCGGGACGAAAGTTTCAGCGACTCTGACAACTTCCGCACCAAAGACAAGCAGGAAAAGTCACAAGGCAAAAAAGCCTTTGACACCTACCTGCGGAAATCCTTCGCGCAAATGTCGGGCGAAGAGCGCACCAGCGTGATGAACGTGATGTCAACCACCACCGGCTCTGAAGGCGGTTTCACCGTGCAAACGGAAGTCGCTTCTACGCTGGTTGACCTGCTGAAGTCATTCGGTTTCATGCGCGCTGTCGCCGGTCAGGTCACCACCGCCCAAGGCAACCCGCTGAGCTACCCGACTTCGGACGGCACGACTGAGATCGGTGAATTCATCGCGCAAAACGTCGCCGCCACAGCGCTTGATCCCGCCTTTGGCTCTGTGTCGCTCAACGTGTTCAAGGCCAGCTCCAAAGTCATCGCCGTGCCATTCGAGTTGTTGCAAGACAGCCAGATTGACATTGAAGCGATGGTGCTGGCGCGCGCCGCTCAGCGTATCGGGCGTTTGACCAACATCGCGTTCACCACCGGTGCTGGCGTCACCGACCCACGCGGCATGGTGACCGCCTCCAGCGTTGGCAAGGTGGGCGCCACCGGCCAAACCACGACGATTCTGTATGACGACTTGGTGGACCTGGTGGACTCACTTGACGTTGCCTATCTGGGCGCACCAGCCGCCGTTGCGGGCCTGGCAGCTGCCGAGCCGGGTTTCATGCTGAGCCAGTCCATGCGCCGCGTGCTTCGCAAGATCAAGGACACGTCAGGCCGTCCGCTGTGGATGCCGTCTTATGAAGAGGGCATGACCGGCGCGGCACCCGACCGCCTGCTGGGCTTCCCCGTGTACCTGAACAACGACATGGCCGCGCCTGCTGCCAACGCCCGTTCGCTGGCCTTCGGCAATTTCAGCAAGTACATGATTCGTGACGCCATGGATGTGACCATTTTCCGCTTTGATGACAGCGCCTTTGTGCGCTTGGGTCAGATCGGCTTTTTGGCCTGGTCCCGCGTCGGCGGCAACTTGCTGGACGTCAACAGCATCCGCATGTACCAACATTCCGCTACCTAAAGCGAATCACACACAAGCCGCCCGGTCACAAGCCTGGCGGCTTTTTCATTGGCTCACGAAAGGACACACACCATGGCAACCAAACCCGCCGCACAGCAAACCCCGGACATCCCGCAAATCATCAAGGCCCGTGTGCTGCAAGACTGCCGCTTTGGCAAGTGCAACAGCATCGCGGAAGTCTCTGACGTCACTGGCCTGGATGACCTGCTCGACGCCGACCCGTCCGCTGTGGCCTACGCCGAATCCGTTCTGGCCGAAAGCCTGTAAATGCTCAAGCTTCAGCAAGCGGCCACGCTACCAGCGGTTTCACTGGTAGAAGCTAAGGTGCACCTGCGCGTGGACGTGACTGACGACGACGCGCTGATCACCGGGCTGATTGCTGCTGCCACGTTGGACGCTGAACACCTGATGGGCCGCGCTGTGATGCCGCAAAAGTGGCTGCTGACGCTGGACACCTTTGAAGCCGTCATTGCGCTGCAAATGCCTGCCGTGACCGCACTGGACAGCATCAAGTATGTAGACAGCACCGGCGCGCTCATCACGCTGCTGCCTGCCGTGTACCAGTTTGCAAACGCCAGCGACTACACCGCCAGCGTGACGCCCGCCTACGGGCAGGCATGGCCCGCCACCCGCGCCCAGCCCGGCGCAGTGCAAATCGTCATCAGTTGCGGCTATGCCGACGCTGTTAGCGTGCCTGAAAGTATCAAAGCTTGGGTCAAGCTCCGTGTCGGTGCGCTCTACGCAAACCGTGAATCTGTGTCAGACCGTCAAACCTTTGGCCTCGGCATGGCTGATTCGTTGCTTGACCGCTACCGCGTGTGGGCAATGTGATGCAAGCGGGCTACCTCAACAGCCGCTGCGTCCTGCAGGCGCCGAGCAACACGGTGGACGAAATCGGCCAGCCTGTGCCCGGATGGGTAGACGTGTTGATATTTTGGGCCAACATCCGCCTCAAGTCGGGCATGGAAACCATCAAGTCAGGGGCCGTGACAAGCACCGTGCAGGCGTCTATCCGCACGCGCTACCGCACCGACATCACCGCCGGAATGCGTGTGGCGCATGGTGGTGTGGTTTATGCCATCACCGCCATCATGCCGGACATTGCCGGGCGCGTGTTCGTGGATT